GTATATGGTAAGTGGTATCTACAGGTAGAGAATCACTCTGAGAATTCTAGTGATCCTGAGTATGATTACAGCATCCTCACCAGATTCCATGAGACTGCATACAGTGATCTCTCGGGTCAAGATAAGACCAATGACTCCTGGTTTGAAAGAATTAAGGACGAAAGAGATGCAGATGAGCGTATCTATCGTCTACGTTATGTCATTCCTAAGTATCTGCAGGCAGTCCGTGATCCCATCAATGGTTTCTCCATTAAGATGCGTAAGGACGAGACCAGAAAACTTCTCCCGCAAAAACTTGTACTGAGACCTGTTGCTGGTTCTGTAACCAAGGCACGTTTCTTCAACCCAGTGCAGTTAAATGAAGTCATCGGTTATACCGCACAAGACTTTATCACTAACAGCCTCAATGAAGAGAACGCATACGATCCATTTAAGAAGGACATCGTAGGTGGCACTCAGTACGCCAAGATCATTGAGACACAAAACTATGTCTCCATGACAATTCAGTCTGGTAGATATTTCATTGACGCTAATGATGGCAATGAGTATCTAGAAATGACCGTCTTTGACCAAGGAATCACAAACCTCGGTCTACTAAATGAGACATTTACAACGGTCAAGATTACTGCTCCTCAGGGAGGAACATTCGTTGCTGATAGAACCCAATCACTAGATTCTACCAACAGAATTGAGTGGTTCGGTAACTCTTCTGGTTACGGTTATCTACATGCTGTACTCAACGTTCCTGGAACTAATGAGTGGCACCTCATCCTCAAGGGTGTTGTTGGTAAGATTGATTACTCTCAGTTTGATAACATCAGATTCTCACAGGGTGCTGTATTTGCTGATCTACTTGCAGACGCAGACTTTGGTAAGTCTCTGTACATCAAGGATCTTATCGCTAAGGGATATCCAGAATACTACTACAGACAGAATGGTGCTGCAGTCTACAGTGTAACTCCTGGTGATATCATCACTGACGATGCTAACATCCAATACTATGTTGAGTCTGTAACCGATGCTGGTGAACTAGAAGACACCTTCTACATCTTTGACACGGAAGAGATTCAGCGTCGTATCTTCGGTCAGCAAGATGGTATTTACTATCTAACCGCTGTTCGTGGTAACATCTCACCATTCCCAACTGGTGCTGGTAACCAGGGTAACTTCAGAAACTTCAAGTTCTCCCAGCCAATCAGCAAACTATATCCACTGAACTACAAGAACGATCCTCTTTGGTTCAAGCAGTTGGATGCAACTGAGGTTGATCCTCCTGCAACATATTCTGCTGCAGATAACTACACTCACGGTCTAGTTACAGTCAACGACTTCAAGGGTTCAATGACCCGTGAGATGGCACTTGACTTCACTTCGCAACCTGCACTGTCACAGAACACCTACACTCAGGTCTCTTCTACTGTAGACAACAGACTTAGAGCACAGAAGGGTAATGCATCTTCTGGTTCAGAAGATCGTCGCATTCCTATTGCTGGTGACAGCACAGTTGTTTCTGATCAGAGACTCTACGTTGAACTTCGTAGACCATCTATTGCTCGTGCTGGTAACCACACGTTTGAATATCTTGGTTTCGGTCCTGGTAACTACTCCACTGGTCTACCTGCTAGACAGGAGATTGTTCTCACCCCAACTCAAGACTTCTATGCACAGTCTAAGAAGCAAGATGGTGGTCTCGTCTTCTACACTGGTCTAAACTCCAACGGTGACCTCTACATCGGTAACCGTAAGATTGACGCTATCACTGGTGAGGAAGAGTTCCTAGAATCTGCACAGTTAGTTGATTCGGATGATGATACAGAAGATATCGGTAACCTCGTTACCACGTTTGATACTCCTGTAACCTTCAACGAGTACATCACTGTTAATGGTGGTGATGCACAGGATCGCCCAAGCACATTCAACTCACCAGTTGTTATCAACGTTCTTGGTAGAGTTAGAGACTATGCACTGCAAGTCATCTCTAACGTATCACCTAGCGACGGTGATGATGGTTCTCTTGATAAGACCCAGCAGTTCCTCAACCAGGATACTAATGGTGACATTATTATCGCAAGAAACAGAGTTGCTGCTTCAGTCTTCCAGTTCAACCCACGCGGTTCAAATGGTGCTGCTCAAGGTTATAAGATCCAGAACCATGTAGTTGGTTCTGAAGGATCCAACATGACACCAAACCAGACGCCACTATACAGCACTGGTCTTGGCACATCACTTGATTCACTTCAGGCAGTACAGTATGGCAATGCTGGTGGTCCTAAGGCAGGCGATATGCTGCTCAAGGGCAATGAGGTAGGCAGAACTGGCTCACTTGGTTGGATCTATGCTAACTTCTTTGCTATTGTTCCAACTGCGAACATTGCTAACCTCCAGATGAATGGCAGCACTGTCATTACAATCAACTGGGGTAACAACCTATCCAACGAACAGATTGGTGTTACGAGTGGATCACAGATTAGAATCAGTAACTTCAGTGATTCTGGATTCAATGGAACCTGGCAGATCATTGCAAATGGATTTGATCCTACCGCACAATCTTGTCAGATTGCAATCGTTGAGAACAGAGGTAATGTTTCCAACGATAACCCAAGACTTTGGTCTGCTGAATATGCTCTGAATCCAAATGTAAGAATGGAGTTCTCCAACTCTTCTTGGAAAGAGTTTGGTGTTCTTGGTGCTGAGTCAATCAGAACCACAACTGGAACAATCGGTGACTTCAAGCTTGGTATCAATACTGTAGCAAGAGCAGAGCATGATGCTTATCAAACTGCATGGACTGATGTTAACACTGATCCACGTGCAAACCTAGACGTTGTTGGTACTGCATTCATCAGTGGTAAGACTATCTCTGACTTCCTTGATCACAGTGTATATGCTAACAGAACTGAGGTTGCACAGGACAATGCACTTCTAGTTGGTGGTGATAGTGCAACTCCAAACAATGAGGCAACACTAAGAGTTGCTACTACAAACGGTGGTCGTGTTGGTATTAACGTAACCAACGCTGAACTAGACAGAGCACTAGTTGTTGATGGTCTATCAAGATTCACTGATGATGCTCGCTTTGAGCATGACATTGAAGTCAATGGTGATGATGGCACAGTTGCTGAAGTTAGAACTTCACAGACAACTGGAACTGTCAACCTATTTACTGATACACCTTTCGTTGGTACACTCAACATTGGTAACAAGGTAGGAACTCTAAACCTACTCAATACCACAACCGAGGATCAGTTCATCTACGTTGGCAATGCATCTCTGCATAGCAACATCTGGATCGGCAATACACCAGACACCGAATCTAACATCTCTAAGATCACCATTGGTGGTGCATACAACAACAACGAATCACTATCATTCACTCAGATTGGCACTAAGTCATTCAAGACTGCTGGTGACTTCCAGTTAGGAACCAGAAGAGGTCTAACTGACACTGTTAGATTGTCATCTACTGCAGGAACTGTTGAGTTCTTCGCAGGAAACAGTGCGACTTCAATCCTAGACTTTGCTACAAACGCATCACAGATTACTATCGGTGGTCAGGGCGGTAGCACTAGAATTAGAAACAATCTCATTGTTGATTCTAGTGCTAGATTCAACTCTAACATGACTCTGTGTGGTGGATTTGCATCTTACTCATTCGTTGCAACCAGAGCACAGGCAGGAAGCAACAGAATTGCACATCCAACTGGAATTCTTGGTAATAACCTATTCAACAGCAACGTTGATCTAATTGATGTCAACAGATTTGTATCAGGAGATTCTCAGTATAACGAGATTGATACTGTTGGTAGCGGTAACTGGGGTGGTGTTGCATATCAACAGGAAATCACCAACATTGGTGGTAACCCAGAGATTGAACCACAGACACTACCAGCACTCACTGGTAACCAATACTATCTACCACTTCTAAGAGAGTCACTGGATGCTCAGGGTAATCCATACTTCCAAGAGAATGATATCCTTCTAATTGATTCTCCTGACTCTGCAACAGCATCTGTTGTAGAAGCACAGTTCGGCACTTATCTTGACGGTAATGCTCCACAAGGCATTATTGCGGATCTTGCTGGTGGTGTTAGAGTCTTTAATTCTGGTACTGGTGTTGGAACTGATGGTGGTTTTGACGCTGGTCAGAGATATCTTGGATTCCGTTCAGTCTTCCAAGAGACCACAACTGGTCCACGTTACGTCACTTTCAGTGAAATTGATGCTTCATTCTTGAACAACAATGGATCTGTCACTAGTGTTGAGATTGATGTTTTTGTTGGTAATGGTAGCAATGGTGGCGAAATACCAGATGCTGAAAATGAAGGACTACAGATCCGTTATTCCACCGATAATGGTGTAACATGGACTTCTGCTGGATTTATTACACCAACAGATCTAGATGATGCAGATCCATCTACTTGGCCAACATTTGTAAGATGGGTTGATCAATCTAAGAATTATGCCACTCTGCAACTTGATATTCCAATTCAGTCACAGGGTGCTGGTATTACATTCCAGATTTATCAGCAGGTTATCAGTGGATATCAATATGACAACTATGGCATCACCAATTTCAGATACAATACCAACTCAGTTGGAAGCAATGTTGAATTTGTAAGAGTTGTTTCTCTACCAAGAATTAGCATTGCCCCTTACTACATTGTTGTTGAAAGAGAACCATTCGGTACTTTCACTGGTGTCAGCACTGCACATCCAGATAGAACTGCTATCTACAAGTGTATCGTACAGTTTGATGCTACTTGGACCGAGCAAGCAATTGATGATGTTGGTAATGATGAGAATGTATATCTTGCACAGTTTGGTGGTGAAATTGCCATTGCTGACTATGTGATCATTGGTAGAGAATCAAGTGCAAACAACAGTGTATTTGATATCGGTGAAGTCTTTAAGGTCAAGGAACTTCTTGATCAAATTCCCAAGAGGTTCATGATCAAGAATGGTTGTGACACTAATAATGAAGAGACTGTATTTGAGATTGACACAACAACTGGTGATACAATTTTCAACTCAGATTCCACGACGATTAATGGTCAACTATCTCTAAATGGTAGCTGCACAACCCCATTCACCAACTCACCAACCAACAACAAACTTACCATTACAAATGGTGGAACCCCTGCTATTACTACATTTGAGGTTGATACTTGCACAGGTGACACAACTATTGGAAATGTCCATGGTACTGTGTTCTTCCTTGCGGAACAGTTTGGTACATCCCCTGCTGCATATACAGCAGATGTTGATCAGTGTACTGTCTATAGATTTGATCCTCAGACTGAACTGACAACTGGTCCAATCTCCACTCTTGCTGTAGATATTGTTGCTGCTACATCCAACATTCAGATCTCTTCAAATCTCACTTCCTTCTCGGTTGGTGATCTTGTCGCGATGTACGTTACCGATTCTCAGATTGAAATCATTCAGATCACTGATGATCCTTATGAGCAGGGTGGTTTATTCTATCTACCAACTTCCAGCAATGCTGGATATCCCAGTGGTGGTCGTGGAAAAGAAGGAACAACCGCACAGAACTTCCAAGCGGGTGTTCAGGTTGTAAAACTTGAGAAGTATGATAGAACTACTACACTTTTACATGATCTTCCTGGTACACAAAGTGCTCGTGCTACTGCACGCAGAGCACGCACACCAAATACTAGCAACCTGAGACTAGAACTCACTCTGCGTGATGCTGATCTAATTTCTCCAAAACTAGATTACTTCACTATGATGAGAATTGGCACCGAATTCTTCGTTGCTGATAGCGTTGATGGATCACTTGATGCTGTTTATGCAATCAAGATGCCTAAGCAGGTTAGAAATCCAAACACTGTTGGAACTGATCCTGTTTATCTTTTCGGTGGCGGTAAGACTAAGATCTATGATGATCTAACCATCTACAGTGGTGCTCTCAGAATGTATGGTTCTGATGGCAAGACTCTAGTCATGACTGTTGCTAACGATGACGGTCACTCTGGTGACGGATCAATTGAAGATCCACTCAACAGCACCAATGGTCTAACAATCAAGGGTGGTGTTACTGCTTACGGTGACCTCAAGGTCTACTATGATGATTGTCAGTCCAACGGCATTTGTTCAACCGAGACATCTTTCCGTGTCACTAACAGAGAAGGTAATGTCTTGATGGGCGAAACCTTCTATCAAGCAGGTAAAGTCAGAGAAGATGAACTTTCATCTGAAGTAATCTTCCACATTGATAACCTAGGATCTGCAGGACAGGGTGGAACAGAGGGTGCTAAGGACTTCAGAATCTATCACAACAACGCTATTGATTCATTCGGTATTGAGAAATACTGGACTGGTAATGGTGGTAGAAGACAAACTTATGTTGCATTTGATCCTGCAACTGGCATTGGACAGCAACAAGATAATCCACTACAGGTAAATAATAATTATATTGTCAACGCTTCTTCTGGAAGTAACATGGTTCTTTATCTACCAGATAATGCACAAACTGGTGATATGATCAGATTCATTGAACTCAGTGGTAATTTAACTTATAACACTAGCATGATTATTAGGGCATTGAAGATTGCTAATGCTGCAACTCCAATCCAAGGTGATAGCACTGGTTCTAGAATCGGTGCTGGTGCTGGTCAAACACTAACTACCGCGTGGGATTCTGGAGAACTTGTAATTCAATCTCGTAATGCTGCATTTGGTCTTCTATATGTCGGCACGGTTGATATTGAAGGATCTGCAAACGCAAGAACTATTCCACCATCACTACGCGGTTGGTGGTTGATGGAACTCTAAAGAGAAACACATGACTGCATATTACGACTCAATTAAAAGCATGAGGGTTGCTAAAATTGGCACCATCATGCCTTGGGGAGGGGATGGAGGCAATGGATTCCTTGCCTCTAATATTCCTAAGGGGTGGATTGTTTGTAGTGGACAAACATTGAATGCTGCTGATTACCCGCTGCTGGCATCTATTTTGGGTGACACTTATGGTGGAGACATGACCGATGCTTTGGGAAACCACCCAACATTTCCATATTATGGAACTGATGCAACATTCAGATTGCCTCAGATTTCAAATAGTGTTTTGATGGATTTAGAAAGATATCATCTTGACATTGAGAGATATCAATATGGACAACCAGATGCAGCGATTACTGTATTTGATGATAATGGAACTACTATCGGAAGTTTAGTCTCTGAGTATGGTGAGACTGTTGCGATTAGAACTACACATGAAGCAACTGCTGATATTGATTTTACACTAAATTTAACTGGTAATCTATACTTTAAGTTTACTGATATCACATTGTCTGCACCCGATTTTCTGGAAACAATTCATACACTAAACAGAAAACTTGGTATCAACCACACTCCAGCTCATGGACACTCAGATTCACTTGGATCTGTAAACCCAACGGGTGCTGGTCCTATGCCATTCAGAACTGACAGTGGTATTGTTATGACTGGTAACGCATCCAGTTCTAACCAGTGTAGTAGATCTAAAGGTCCCAACACATGTGCCCTTCAAGCTGCAGAACCAACAACTTGGCAATCTGGTGCAGAAAATATTACTTTCTATGGTGATGGCAATAAAGAAAATACCTTGCCTAGATGTGATACTTTCATGGAATTTATTCAGGACAGCACAGGAAAAGATTATTGGGGATTTGTTCCATGTGGTGAGTCTAACTTTAGAGACGGTGCTAACAGAGGATCTGGTCACGCAACAGATACTTACACACAAACAATATTTGGTCGCGGTGAAACAGATCAAATCATTGATACTGTGCCCGTTGATACACATAAAACGCCCTGTCATGTTGGTTACTTCCCCAAACCAATGGAAGAAAGAAGTAGACCAAACTTCTTGGGATATGATACTGGTGCTCCCATTAGATCCGATGGTCTTGTAGATAACCCAGAAACCACCCCTGCATTTTCTGTTAGTGGATGTAGTTTGAATGCTACCAACTTAGTGGTTTTACCAGCAGGAACAGATATTACACGTCCATATGGAACATTTCCTAATAATTGGGTTCAATATGATAGGATCACTCCTTTAATGTATGTTACTCCAGTAAATCCAGATGAGAAATATGACGTATTGAGAGAGGGAACGTATGTTGAATCAATGATTTTAAATGGAGCGACTGGTCAATATGAAGTTACTTTATCTACACCTGCTTTGGCTACTGGAAATTATGATCTTCAGTTTAGACATGGTGCTTATCCAGTCAGTTTGAATCTCGCTGCTTCAAATAAAGATCCTCTTGATCAATCTTTCCGATCACACAACCATGGTAGTTTTGAAATTCAGCAAGGTCTTGGATCTATGTCTGGACCTCCTTCTCATACAGCATCTGACGCAGATGGATCTTCATTGCAGGCAGAGAGTTTGGAGAATGCTCTAAATATTTCGTGTGATGTAGCTCAACCAAGCGTCACGGTCACATTCATCATCAAGGCGTACTAATGGCAACATTTTACTCAAAAGAAAGAGCAAAGTATGGTAACTTGACAGGTCAGATTATTATTTGGCCTGTTCAATATGATGGAGATCCAGCAGATGGTGCAAATGCTATCAATCTTCCCGCAGGATACTTGAAATGTGACGGGACACGATATTTTGCAGATGATTATCCAAGACTTGCTGCTATTCTTGGAACGGGAGAACAATCAAAATTTCTTAGAAGAAATATTGATGGTACACCATTAGATACAATTACAGAGACTCAATTTGCTGTTCCTGATCTTGGTTCAAAGTATCCAGAACCAACATCTGGTGCCAACGCAGGTGTATACAACAATATTAGACTCAATAATGCACTTGGAAATGAAATTAGTAGGTCTGGTATTGGTATTGAATCAGTTTCTGCTATTGGTGAGAGTGTAAGAATTACATATTCTGGTGAAATTAGTGTACCTTCCCAGGAAATTCCAGTTAGGGGCAGACCATCATACACATATGCTGGTGCTACTCACTATACAGATGAAGAAGGTGTGGAAGAGAATGCTTTGCACCCACACGCACACTTCCACTCTGCTACTAGGGCAAGAAACTTAGCAACAAACGAAAACTCAACATCAGAACCAACAGCTCAAGGACAAACTGGCAGAAGAAATGCATCTACAATTGATGTTCAAGATTGGTTAGACGCAACTACAAATGACAGTGGTATTCCTGGTAGTGGACAACAACCATGTCTAGCAATTGATCCCTGGAATCCAAACTCTGGCACACCATTTAGTGGTCAACCTGTTTGGGGATCTGGACTATTTCAAACAATTTATTACGGTGGTTGTATTTTTGGTGCTGGTGAACAATACACATATAACTGTCTGACAAATCAATCGTTCACCGTTGACAGATCTCAGTTAGAAGGATCTGCTGACCAGTCAAACTTGACGAGACGTATGAACACTAACGAGATTAACCTTCTTCTCGGATTTTTCTGTATTATTGAAGAGGCAAGTGCGACACAAGACTCAAGTAATGATGTCCCAGCAACATATGTTCAAGGTGCATCTGGTGTTCCTGTAGACTTCAACAACAATAGTTTGTATGATGTTCTTCCTCTACAAAGTAATCAGAACGTTCAGGATTCTCGTTGTACACCAGATATTGAAAATGTAGTCACAGATACTGTTGATTTGTCTATTGCAGCAGGTGAAGATCCAACAAGGCATACTCATAGAATTGATTTGGAGAGTAACGAGCATACATATAAGGTGAAGACTAGAGCAATCATTGTTCCACCCGAAAACCTTGTAACAACAATGGATATTGGTGTTGATGCATCAGTATCGGTGGACTCGGCAACTTCACCATTTATCGTCATGGAGTATCTAATTAAAATCTAATTATGTCGCAGAGTTATAGAAATAGCAGAACTGGATTTTTAACAGATATCTTAGTAGATACGACCCCGATTGGTGCAATTGTGCCCAACTTGAAGACGGGTCAAAATTCTTATGACCATAGTTTTATTAAATTTAACGCAACTAATTACCCAGCGTTAACAGATACATCGGGTAATGCATATCTATTTGGTGATGATCCTGCATATACACATGAGGGATATTTGTATTGTGATGGATCTGAGTATAACATTGCTGATTATCCAGCATTATTTGAGGTTATTGGAAATGATTATGGTGGTAGGTCAAGTAGTGGAATTGACGTAACAAATGGTGGATCTGGATATACCAGTGCTCCATCAGTCAACATTGACCCCCCACCAGCAGGAGCTCTTACACTTCAAGCAACCGCAGTTGCAAATATTGATGTTCAATCTGGACAAGTTATTTCAGTTGATGTAGGAAGTGGTGGTATTGGATATGATCCAGACAATCCTCCCAATGTCACTTTTAGTGGTGGTGGTGGTACAGGTGCTCAGGCAGTAGTCCGAATTGGATCGGATGGTTCAATTGAAGGTATCAACAAATTTAATGTGATGGAGAATTGGGGAGACCCAAATCTGGGAACATTCGCTGTACCCGATACCGTTGCAAAGAAAATTGTCGGTAACTCTTCTGTTTATGGATCAAACTCACCCAACATTGGTAACTCTACTTTAGGAGTTGGCACAACAGGTGGTGCTTGGTATTTTGATCAAAATCAACAAGATGATTATTTCTCACTTGGCAGAATTACGACCACTGGTTATGATCAAGTCATTGAAACTACTGGTGTAGATATCATTGGTAACCAAACAGTTACCATTACAATGAGGGAAACTAAACTCAATGGAGTTCCTCAGCACAATCATAGTGCCTATCATAGTGTTCCTGGACAAACGATTTATATTTCAGAATCATCTGGCGATAGATATCTGCAAGATTATCGTCTTGGAACTGGAAGATTGACCAGATGGTTTCCCTCAGGTGGACAGGTATTTACTCACAAGCATGGTCTACTAAGACAACCAAATACTGACAACACAGTTGCAACCTATGATGTTCTAGATTATCAGGGTGGTGCTGGTGGTAGTGGTACTATTAAAGATCCAACAGTTCCCGAGTCTGAACAGTATTATCTTGCATCTGGTGAGACTGGAGCAGGTACATACGAGTTCCAAACTTATATTCCAAACCCAATATCTCTTATTTTTACTGGTGCATCGGTTATTGGTGGAAGAACAATTAACACGGGTGGTACACCAATCTATGACTTTACTGATGAGTGGACATATACAACTCCTGGTGGACCATATAGTATTAACCTAGGAAATATTACTGGTGGAACACCAGATAACTTAATCATTGAAGCAGTTGGTGGCGGTGGATCTGGTGCTGCTGGCACTGCTGGTGGAAATGATGGTGGAAACACTATTGTTAAAGTTGGTGATGGATCTAGAGTCTGGTTAACTGCATCTGGCGGTGGTGGTGGGGGACCAACTGTTGGTCTTTCTGGGGGTGCTGGTGGTTCTGGTGGAACTGCATCTAATGCTGGATCAGAAAATTTCCCTGCACTTCCTGGTATTGATGGTGGTCCTGGAATTGCTGGCGTTGAGGGAAATGGTTGGCCAGCAGTTGACTATCCAAATAATCCAAATGGTGGGGGATATTCAGCTCCAACTTTATATACTCCGCTTGGAGACTCCACTCCTGGTATTAACGTATTTGTTGGTGGTCAGAGTGGAACATATAGTCAAACTCTTAGCAGTGATGGTAGTTTTAATTTCGCTACTGTAGGAAACCCAATTTCAGCAACATTTGTAATTGCTGGTGCTAGAGGTGGATCGGCACGTGGTGGATATAGTGGTGCCAATGGTGGAGTTATAACGTTACAACTCAGATCAGACCAACTTGCCACGATGAAGTCTTATGTTTGGAGTGCTCAACTTGGTAATGTTGGTTCCGCAGGAAATACTAGCAACAGTCCTCCAAGTGGTGGTACTGCATCTCACTCTGGTCGCGGTGGATCTGGTGGTGAAGGACACAATGATGCTGACGGCGGATCTGGTGGTGCTTCTTCTATTCTACTTAGAGGATCTCTAATTGTCGCTGGTGCTGGTGGCGGTGGTGGAGCAGGTGCTACTGGTTACGATGGTGGTGCTGGTGTTAATGGTAGTGGTCCTCCAGTTGGATTGCAGGCAACGACATCTGCCATAGGTCCTGGTGCTGGTGGTACGGGTGGTCGCTATGGTTGCGTCGGCGGTGGTGGCGGCGGCGGTGGAGGCGGTGTTGCCGTTAATGGTCTGACGTTTGGTGGTAGTGGTAATGGTGGTGCTTCTGGTGGTCCTGGAGGCTGTCTCTTATACACATCTCCGAGCCCACGAGACGTAGAGGA